ATCTTCCCCTGCTTACGAGTAATATCCGCATTAAAGCGGAAGATCGTCTCATTCGCGCGCGAGTTCTCCGCATCCAGGCGAGCCTGGAAGCTTGGCCCAATAGCGTCAAACCGAGTTACTGCTCCAGAAATCTTTCCATTGGCAATCTGAGCTGCGGCATTAGCAGCACCCGCATCGCGTTGCTGCCTAGCATTCTTGTCGGCAGACTTTTTGCCCATTATCCCACCTAGAGCTCCAATAGTTAAAGCAAGAAAACCAAAAAGCGCAGCTACCTGGGAATCTTCAGGATCAACCCTGTTCGGGTCTGAATAAAAGATTGCAAGAGTAACCAACGAAACGGCTACAAGGATTTTCTCTAAAGGTCTCATTCGAACTCTACGTCCTCCGTTATAGATACAATTTGCATAGGATATGGATCAGTTTGTTGAACATAGTATTGAGAACGCCTACCACGATCTCCGTGAAAAGATAGTCTAACGTCCCCTGTATGAAGATCAGTACCGTTAAGAATGTCATCATTATTCTCAAAGTTCTCGGCAATCAATCCAGTTAGCTCCGATCCGTGGCTCATACTGAGCGTACTCTTCATTCGAACTATGATTCCCGAATGACGAACGATACGGCCCTGAGTTCCAGAATTACCGGAAACTCCTGTCGTACTGACAGGGAGGCTTCGAATACGAGAAGTGTAGCTGTAACCGATAATTACCTGAGATGCCGCAACACTTAAAGTGTAGTCCGTACCAGTGAAGCTAGTATCCTTGGCGATCAGTACTCCATCAGCTACAACTGTAATCGTCTCACCAGAATAATCCTCGAACTCAGACCATACGGTCTTGGGGGTATCAACTGAGCGAACAGTAGCCGAATCGAGATACATCATCTCAGTTCGATCTTCAGCCGTATCAGGCTCGTAGTTGAAAGAAACTCTTTCAATGTAACGAGCCAAACCTCGGCTGCTTATTAAGTAGAGCTGTTCTCTACCAGAAGACGTATCGTACAAAGAGGCAGTAGCTGCTACGGACCCCATTCCTTCAGTCACTGATGAAATAAAACCATCAGCGGAGATTATCTCGGCTAACTCGTCTACAACAGTACCTGCTAGCTCATCTACAAGCGTATCAGTAACGGCGGTTACCCCAGAACCTATTGTGTGTTTCGATAATCCGTAAACTGTGGCCCTAGAAGACCAGGAAGGAATAAGACTACAAAGCAACCCATCCGCGCGAGTAACCCAAATAATGGGGTTAGGCGCATTCTGGATCACAATGTCTGATATCTCCTGGCCAATCTGATTGAAAAGGTGGTTCGGAATTACGGAACCATCGTCTATGTCGTAGGACTTAGATTGATCTTGGTACTTTACTTGGTGAATCTGGCGACCAGATGCGTGAACTAAGAGTAGGATCACCCCAATCTGAACAGGTGGTATTATAGAACCAATCTCAGCCTGTTTACGAGGGTGTGCAGTAAATGCTGTGTAGACTCCTTCAGAAGAACTTATCATCCAAAGAGAGCCTTCCATTCCAACAAGGAGCTGAGAACCTGAGTATATCCAGCGAATCTTCGATAAACGAGGACCCCCTAAAGTCACACTGAATCCTGTCGTAGACAACACCTGATTATTAACCGTTACCGGACTGAAGTTAAAATACGAATCAATCTCCGAAGACCAAACAGTCTCTGGGTGAGTATGGGTTCCTCCGAAGATAAGACGCTGAGAAAAGATGGCTACCGCAGCAGGATAATTACCTGTGTAGAACGCACCTAGCTGCCAATCTTTCGAAACACCACCATTTCCCATGACAGCACCTTTCGTATAAGGAATAGGGCCATCAAACACTACTCTAGCTTTCGTAGTAGTGTTGCCGCCATCAGCCACAATCACACCAGTAAGAACAGTGTCGTTAATGATTATCTGAAGTGTTCGGCCTATATCGTTTCCAACGGAAACACCAGACACTTCGGACAAATCAAAGACCGCTACATCCGATTCGACATACGTATCATTAAGAATTCCAGAGGTAGTATCATAAGCTACCGCACTTACTCCGTCTACCTGATCGTACTCAACGAAGTCCGTCACGTCGAGCAAGACCCCAGGAGATGCTGCATACGTTACACTATCCACCTCAAAAACCGCAGAAGTAAGTCCTGTGGGAATCACTCCTTCGTTGTAGTAAAAGCCTGAGCCCGCAATATCCGTACCGATATAGGTTTCAATCTTAGCCCACTTAACCACAACACCCACACCATCATCCTCTATGTCAACAAATCGGATGTACGAACCTTCCAACTCCTTGCTGAATACAGCCTTATTCGTAGAAAGAGTTCTGAGTATACCAGCCCCCAAGTAAGAGAAAGTAGCCGAGGTCTGAAGCTCGATCAAAGCCGCTGGATCTAAGCCAGTAACTACCGACCTAACTGGCTTCACAATAGCCCGAGTAACTTCAGACCCGTCTTGCTCGACAAATTCAGCAAGGATGTACTCCCCATTATGTTTATAGGAGATGTGGTCCCCAGGGTTATAAGTAGAAAAATTTGCTGACTTGATGTAAAGGCTTACCTCATAATCGTAGTCTGTAAGCGTTAGCTGAATATCCGAGTTAACAACATCCTTCGGGTTAAGTGGAGCTACTTTAAAATCAATAGCTGAGTACTGCCACGCGTCAGAAGCATCCTTGTACAAAATCGCAGGTGGGTGCTCAGGATGAGTAAGGTAAATTGTATCGCCTGAAAAAGTGTAGCGTATCTCTGGAATCTCTGCTTCGGAGTAAGCCGACAATGTACCCGCGACAGCACTTACCGTAATCGTTCGGACAGGGTCTGGAGTAGGGTGGGAACCTGCACCGGACTCAATAGTTTGCCAATGCTCCCAAGCGAAAGGCGAGACAAACCCATAAAGAGTAGTCGTTACAGCAGAACCAGACGAAGTGTCGACATGACTAAAGGAGCCCCAAGGTTTAGTCGATGGGGAGTTATCTAAATAATAGTTAAGTTCGTAGTACTCAGTTGCCGAAACGTACCTACGATACCACTCCTGATCGGCTACCGTATTGTAGTAGTTGTAAACTCCGTTGGCATAATAAATAGTAGAACCTGTTTGTCCAACTCCTGAACCCGTAACTGTAACGGTCTTAGCTGTGACAGCATCAGTAAAACCAGATCCCGCACCAGAGACTAAACCAGGATCTGCCGGAACACCATAGCCCTGAGGCTCAATTACGCGGATAGACCCGTCAGTAAATTCGAGAAGTACCCCCTGACCCAAAACGGGATCGAGCGGAATTATCCGTGTAGACCCAGTAAAGGAATTCGCAGAAATCAATCGCTCCGTCCCAGGGCGATTCATTATCGGCCCCTCTACACGAGGGATAGTATTATAAGCCTCCTCTAAACTAGAGGAGTAAATTGGGTCGTCTGTACGACCAGTTTTTAATGGAGGAAGCTCCCCTCCAGAAAAATCAAATTGTGTTAAGGATGTCTTCCTAGCCATTACTGCATTGAAGGGTAAGGGGCTCCAGTAGCTCCAGCGAGAAGCCTTTCGGAAAGCCAATCGCTAGCTTGAAGTGTTCTGGAAGAATCTTGCTGAGCATCGAAGCTCTTAGCCAAGCGCCATGCGGTAAAGTACTCGGAGTTTAAGCGATCTACTTCATCAGCTGCACCAAGGAATCGAGCCAGCTTACTCGCAAGATAAAGGGAAACCGCATCAGCTAGAGTATCGTCCATAGACACCTCATCTAAATATTTAGTGTATGCTATGTAAATTGTATCCGAATTTCCAACAATCACGCCACTCTTGTAGTCTGACTGCTCCAACTGGCCGTTAATATCCAAAACCATTTTAAGGCGGATCATATCAGTCGGCGGAGTAAAGTTACGGACATAACCGTAAACAGGGGCTTCGTAATAAATGTTGGGAGAACCAGCCGTCTTCAAATAAAGATTTGCCGTTGTACCCAAGTAAGAGTTAGCACCCCCTAACGTGATCGAATACTTAGTATCCGCTGCGGTTTCCGTGATCGTAGTCGCTTCAATCTTAACGGCAGCTTCCGCATCCTTCCAATGGTAGCTTCGGAGAACATGGTTCTTACAGGCCTCGTATCTAGTCGATACTACCTTGGCCCCCTTCGTTAAAAGATTGTCGTACTCAGTCTGAGTAACAGGAGATTCCCCCACCTCAATAAGAGCGTTATTTGCGATTCCCAGTATAGTTGCCATAACAAAAAAAAGACCTTCAGCCCCTTGATGGAGCTGAAGGTCGTAAAAAGCAAGACGTAAACCGATTACGTGTTGTCGACGTAGTAAATACTACCCTTCAGAATCTTGGTTGTAGCCAAGGTACCTGAAGCAGGCTTCCAGATAATATACTCTGGTTCCGTTGCGGCTACTGCGAGATTCGTAGCATTCGGTGCGCTTTGAACAACGCCAGTAGTGGCGATGACTCCAGCGAGAATGTTCGTAACCGTATCAACAGGGAGCGACACAGGTGTCGTTCCGATGTTGACCGTGGTAACGGTCGAATCTGTTAGTAGATCCATACGCAAAATCGTAATGGATTTGTCCACCTGTGCTAAGATAATCGGTAGAGATGTGGTCACTGCCCCATCTGCTACGTGATTTACCTCAATTCTGCGAACGCGTGCGCCGAATTCATTCGGGTCCATGAACTTATCGTCGGTAGATACCGAGATTCGTGCAAGGGACGAACTCTTCAAAGCGGTGCTAAATACAATTGCTGCCATAATAAATGTCTCCTTTGGTTAAGATTAAGAATCAAGGCAATTGATCCGGCAAGTAGATTCACCCCACATACGGACTGCGTCCATACCTACGAAGAGGTACATGTAAGGGATGTTCCGTTTCGCAGTGTCGCGCCACATATCGAACGTCAGATTCTTGGAGTACCCAACAATCATGGAGTTCTTTTTAGCGACGATGCACTGACGTGGGTCAGATGCCGTTCCAGAACCAAGCAAACGCTCAGAACGACGGAAGCGGAAATTCATAAACGTAGTCGCAGAACCCTCAGCGAGAGCCTTACGAGTAGCGTAGTCTGAATTGATTACCTCATCGATTGCGAGAAGCTGACGTGCTTGGTCGGAAGTAATCCAACAATCAAGAACCTCGTCTTCCGACACAGCTTCCAAACGCTCCATTGTGAAACGAGCGGCCTTAAGCTTATTAAGAGTGATGCCCGAGTCTGTACCAGTTGTGGTATAGTCGAACGAACAATCGATATCGATGCCTTCTACGTCACCAGCGGTAAGTGTGTACTTACCTGCGGTCGTAATTGGCCGAGCGTTTCCAGAAGAAAGCGCTCCAACGGTAATCTTGTCTGTGGTAGAACCTACGAAAGATACCGTGGATTCACCCTTTTTACCAACATTCGCAACATCAAAGATACGGTTGATTACGATGTCGTCCATCTTGCGATGAGCGGCTGCTCGCAATGCTGTAACGTAAGCATTTGAAGGATCTTCCGCTAAACGGAAAAGATCTTTTGGCTCCATGTACTTACCTTGTTCGAAATCCCGAAGACCCAAACGGCGTCTATCGTGAGAGATTTCAGACTGAGGATTGTCATGATACCGTGTGTTTACCTCTACGAGTTCGTCGGCCAAGCCGATCCGGTCGTAGTACTCGAATTCGCCAGCTTGTGACTGAATATCGAAGTAGTTTGCTAGTTTCGTGTCGAACTGCTGGAACTGCTGCATGAAACCAGATTTGTACATTTGAATGTACGAGGTTTCGATAGCATTAGAACCTGTTCCGCCGACGCTTGAGATGCCTGCCATAATAGTTTCCTTTTTTTAAGTTAATGAAGAACTGTGTTTGTTTCAGTCAGCTACCCCTTAAAAAGGACTTCCTTTGCAGAACGATGCCAGCGGCCAAAAGGCGTTATCAGGACTTCAGAAGCTACCCCAATAACGCCATCGAATGTAAAATCCCGACAAGGTCAAGCATTTTTTATCCCATAGGATAAGCCTGTTTGTACAAACTAGCTCGCTTGTCGCGAAGAGTTTCCGAGGAATCATGGTCTAATTGCCCATTTAACAGATCCTTGTAACCACTAGAACCTTCCAACTCCTGGATCGCTCGAAGAGCTTGAGCTGGTTCGTAAATGTCATTGCCTCCGACGTTGCCGCCACGGACTCGATCATCTGACAAGCTCTTGCCGAAGTCGGCAAACATCCTGATAAACTCTGGGTCGTTAAGCAACGACTCGGGAACTTTAGCCTGAAGAGTCTCGGGAACCAATCGGCTGTAAGCATCCTGGGCCAGATCCATCGTGGGTTTATAATCGTGACCCAGTTCATCAGCAAACTTAGCCATAGATTCACGCATTACTGATTGATCTTCCTCCAAGTTAGCCAAAGAAGCTTCGTTATCTGCCAAAAGAAAATCGCGAAGAGCGCCTTCAGCTTGATCCTGAGTAAGCCCGTTAGTATGAGAAAGATTACGAAAGGCTTCCATTATCCCTTCAGGAACATCCGACTCAACAGGATTTCCCGATTCGTCGTTACCTAAAGCTATCTTATCCGAAAAGGAGTAATCCACAGCATCTTTGGGAACACCTAGGTGCTCCTGCCGCCAAGTCGACTGCTCTTCAGCGGTAGCCCCTGGCTTCAAAGATGGGATTCGATCCACCCCAACCATTTTCTGCGCATGGATAGCTTGCTTAGCTAACGCATTAAGCGCGTCGTTCGTGTTTTCTGCGTTGATGTTCTGGATGGTAGGGTCGTTTCGGAATTCCGATTCGAGTATATCCTTCCAACCAGAAGTTGGTGCTAGGCTACCAGCAGCTCCGTCGTTGGCGGACGCAGGTGCGCTGCCCCCCAAACCCGAAGGGTCCTGACCTGTTGTTTCTTCACTCATATGATGTTTGCTTCGTGTGTCTGTTTTCGTGACGTGCTATGGCCGCTTCCCTAATTTGGTCGGGGGTCATAGCTAGATTCTTCAAAATTCCATGTACGAATCGTTGAAGCTCGTCCTTACGGATCCTAGCTTCCTCGTTCGGGGAATGCTGCCAGGAGGTTATACCCGCCGCAGCCATCCAATGCTCCACAAGTTTCAACCCATCAGGGTTGTCCAAGACCGATACGGTCAATTCTTGGGGAGTAGTTACCAGTCCCTCTTCAGTTTCTTCTTTCGACATAAGCTACGCACCGAGGCCCATGCTCTGGGCTCCAGCTACATCCTTCAACGCTCCGGCAATCTGACCAGTCTGTTCGACCTGAGCCTGGGAGTTCGCCGCTTCTTCGCGCTTCTTCTTCTCCGCAGCAAGAGCCGCAGGGGAAAGAAGTACCGAAGGAGTGACATCGCGCAAGACCGCAAGGACTTGTCCCAATGCTGGCATATCCACACCTTCGAGGATTCTCGGATCCAATGCTTGCAAAGGTGCAGTATCAGCCAGGTAACGTGTAATGTTGTCTGCCTTCGTTGCCATCTGAGCCTTGGCCGCTGGGGATGTGTAAATTATATCAAGCTCCACGTCAGGAAACCCTTCGGGCTTCGGAGGAAGTTCGTTTGCTCGTGCTAAGTAAAAAAAAGTGTTCTTGATCGTCGGAGAGAAGTGATCGCTCTCCAAACGGCCAGTAATCGAAGAAAGCTGCTTCAACATCTCAGTCCGGTCATCGTTGATTTCCATCACGCTCTGACGCTCCTTCTTCTTGTCGCGAAGCAACCAATCAACATGGAAGCTCTTCGCAATCTGGTCACGCTTCTGATTCATGATCTCCAACGTAATACCGAAGTTCCCGCCACCCAGCAAGGGTACCGGATCAGCCGTACCTGGGGTACGGAACAGTATAGAAGCTGGTTGGTAACTGATCGGAAGCATGAAACCATCATCATCCAAAACAAGCGGTGGGCGATTAGCCAACTGAGCTGCCTGGATCAATTCCTTGTACATGATGTTCAGTAACCGAATATCAGGCAAGGCAGTCAGCCCTGGGCCGCGACCATACACTTCGCCAGACATTGTAGTCCAACGAGGTACTTGGTAGGGGAAAGTATCGTAACCACTATTAGACAACTCCAACTTCTGGTCGTCAATGAAGTGGACCGATTTGAACTTCTTGTCCAACTTCCCACCAAAATCACTATTCGGACGAACCGCATGAGTAACGATGTACTCATGGTCCTCGGGAGCCGCGTCGACCTGGTCAGTCATGTCAGCATCAGGAAATTCCTGAAGCAATTGACGCTTCGTCATCTCAAAATCACGGAATACCGTGTCGACCATACCATTGTACCCCTCGTCAATCGAGACGGTAGAAAGAGCGTAGCTGCGAAAACTCATCGTCTTCGTCTTTGGATCCCAGTTGCCATACTGAATACCAGTACCAAAAGCGCACAAATCTAAAAATACCTCCTTCAAGGTCTGCTGGAACCGAGTTACCGGATTCGAAAACTCTTGGTACATCCGATCCGCTACAGCTTCCAACCATTCACGAGCCTCATAAGGAAGCTTGTCCATCGGTACACCACGCAACCCCAAAGAAAACCAACGCGAAGTCGAGTCAGTCATGTGAGAATACAAGCCAGAAGCCAATTGCTCCAACGCCCAAGGTGCTGTAGAATCATAGATCGAGTCGGAAAGCTGGTTGCCCCGTTCGCCTCGGTGAGTCGTGCGAGCCTGGAAACTCGGAACATTCGGGCGCAAGTGCTTCCGCACCGATTCCCAATTGGTCTGCCAGTTCGAGCGGCGAGTCTGAGCCCTAGAATAGGCTTCACTCATTTCATTAGAAACTTTTTTGGATCGGACTGTTGCCATTATTCTGGGCGAGTAGCTTGAAAGGATTCACGGCGACTAGAACCAGTCGCCTTTGGTGCGTTGGATAATCCAGTCGTTGTTGTGGCTCGGCCCCTAGAAAAGCCTAAACCTAGATTTGGATTAATACCTGTATTCGCGGAAAGTGTTCTAGCCGTAAGATCCCGAGCAGCTTTGTTCGCTCGCTCAGCTTCAGTATCTGAAACCGTACCACGGTCAATAGTAGCCTGGGTGATTTGATCGAATAACGCGCCCATCTTAGTCTGCTGGTCAGTCAATAACTGATCAAACTTAACATTACGCTCGCGCTCAGCATCCAATAAAAAGCCTAACTGAGTCTTCTGGTCAACACCCTGCTTGGAAATTTCACGGAGGATCTGATCGGTTTGCCCACCTATCTTCCCACCTGCGCTCGGATTTGCACCAAAACTATAGTCACTTGATTGGTACATTCCAGGCTGGTAAGTACTGCCGCTGGAACCGGAACTATCGTTGTTCTCGTCTAAGTAATGTTCGGGCATCGAAACAACAAGACTCAATCAAGACGTTTTATCAAGAGAAAATGTCGTACTCCGTCTGAGCGTACATCTCAGCCCTAGTCTTGGGCTTGTTATTACGACGCTGCCCCCAGACCAAGGTGCGGAACGCATCGGCTGGATGACTAGCCCAATCATGCTCCGGTCGACTAGCATATGTGTTCTTCGCCTCGTCCCACTTCTTCGTGTAACTCTTCAACGCGTTCACCCCAGCCTTGCATGGTACGTAGTTAAACCAGCACTTCGGCAAAAAGTTACGGACGGCCTCAATACCGTCCTCCAATAAATGTCGCTGGACAGGACGGAAACGAATACCCATTTCCCGTGCAGTCTCTAAACGGCTCTTCCCCGTACTCAACTCACGTACAGCAATATCATGCGGAGCCAAATGCTCCTTGAATGTCACGTTGTGCTCGTTCGACCACTTGTGTAGCCAACGAATGTAATGACTCAACCCCTCGTCAGAGTTCTCGTAGTAACCCACTATACGTATCTCACCGCTCCTGGTCTCCTGGCTTAGCCAGATACACATCTTGTCGTGGATACCCAGATCCCAAGCTGTCGTTACAGGCAATGCCGTCTCAATCGGAATGTCAATTAGCCGCTTATGTTTGTGTAAATACTTGAATTGGCTTTGATAGTAAGCACCCTGCAAAGGAACGGTGAAACTCGTAAATGCCTCCTGGCGAAATAAGGAATCATCCTTCAATTCAGCCTTTAACTTCAGCAACGCCTCCTTCGACATCACCTTACAGTCAGCCGCAGTCAAATGGCTGTGATACCAACCCTTTGTCGTCTTGGCCTCGTTCAATTTGTCCAAACCGTGGTTTGCCCCACGAGGAGTGTAACCCCAAATCGCCCAACCACCATTCTCTGCCAAAATCGGACTCGTTAGCTTCCATACCAACGGGTTCATCAAAGGCCACTCGCTAAAAAATATACCTATCGGATTCGATCCGACGAACCTGTCCGGCTCATCCGCGCCCATGATCTGAATAACCGAGCCGTTCTTTAGCTCTAAACGCATTTCAGCGTTCTGACGACGCAATACCAAATCGTCGGGGAACGCATCCAAAAACTTTACCCCCTCCTTAGTCATACCCGTCCAGGCAATACGCCTGCCCTGGTTCAAATACGGGTAAACCATCCAGTACGTACCCACTCGCATCTGACTAGCGGTCGCTATCCAGTTGATCGCAGTCAAATCCTTACCGTGGCGGCGGGGCCATACCAAACATGCACGGTCCCCGCCACGCTCCATGTACTTCCAAAACGCTAGCTGGTACCATCTCGGCTTCCAACCGTTCGCGGGCAATTCAATCTGACTCATTCTAGGGGAATTGTAAAAATCTACTTCTTAGCCTGACGCCCATAAGTCTTCTTCGTCTTTGGATCATAGTCTACCTGAAAAGGAGGAAGCGTAACGACGTTGTTCTTCCTCCATTTCTTCTCCTTGAGGCGCCTTCTGGTCGCTGCAAGTGCTCCACTACGGGCAGTGGAAGCTTTTTTTGTCTTAGTCTTCTTGGGACCACGAATATTAGTTAATCCAGGCATATCAAATTTTCCTACAACACCTCCGCTGTTACGTCAACAACCAATCCCTCGTTGTCGTCGTCTATCAAAAAATCCTCGTACTCGCTCGACGCTACCTCACCCTCCAAATCACGCAAATCACCCTGACTTGCACCCTTGAAACTCTGAACATTCACACTCACGGTCATCTTTGTCTCCTGCTGGATATCAACTGCCTTCAACTGAGGCGTAATGTACGGGACCATGAACTTTAACAAGGCCAACCTGTCCTTAGTGTCCAATCGACCCTTTCGAGTCTTCTTCAACATCAAAAATAACTCCTCCAAAGGATCAACTCCGTGCTTGGTTATCTGCTCTCGCATCCTCCCCTGCATCTTCCTCACATCTAAACTCTCTCCCTCCTTGCGGGATAACGATAACTCACGGCGTTTCAATTCAGCAGTCTTCTTCTGCTGGGTCTTCGTATAAGGACTCTGACCCATCGGGTTCTTCTTACCGGACTCCTTAGCCAGTCGCATCTTCTTCTGGACAGTGAACTTGATCTTCTCAGTACGATCCATCGACTCATACAACTTCTTTTCATCAGGGGTCATCTTAACTGGCATGACCAAAACATCGGTTATACAACACCAATCAGTCAAGATTATACCAAAGTCCAACATTTACGGTTTCAGGAGTTTCATAGCCAAAATCTCGCTGATACTAGATAGGTATTAAGGTGATCAACGACTTAAGTAAGGTTTCATGAGTTTCAGGTTTTTATGGGGATATTAAAAAGTATTATTTATTTTAAAGTAGATGAAACCCTGAAACTAGAGCTAAGTCGTTGATAAAGATACTAACTTATAAGGATCATGCCCCTTTAAAATCTGAAACCTATGAGACAATAATCACGAAAAAGGTAGAAATACCTATGGGATTTGAAGGTACCACTGGGAAACTACCTACTAGGGTTCAGGCAGCTTTTTCAAAATTAACAAAATGGATGCGGGGTACGGGTCCCTAATGATTTTGAAAGTTACCGTTTCCCCCATGCCCCCCCCTCGCTTCGCTCGCTCCTGCGGAGTGCATGACATGTCGCCTAGGCTCCATGTAGCTGGGCAGCCCGCTGCGTGCGCGCCACTGGACGTGGTGTCGATGCTCCGTTGTCGCAT